AAAATATTCGCAGGAAGATTTTCAGGTTGTTGTTAGAACACAGACTCCATTATCTATACAGTGTGATAATCCAAGACTTATTATAGACAACAGCAATTCAGAAAGCCGTGAGGCTATGTATGATGGTTTTGACGCAATGGTTCTACCAAGAAGATATGCTGGATTGTGCTTGCCAATGAATGAGGCTCTTATGTCTGGTCTTCCAGTCTTCATGACAGATATTTCACCAAACAACAAGATACTTCCACAAGAGTGGTTAGCGCAATCTAATAGGATTAGTGCTTTAAGAACAAGAGCAATACTTGATGTTTATTCTGCTGATCCAAGAAACCTTGCACGTATTGTTGATGAGTATATGAAACAAAAAAATACAGTTGCTGAAAAAGAAAAAGCTTTTAATATTGGAATAAACAACTTTTCTATTGAAAACCTAAAACAAAAGTATATAGATATTTTAGAGAAATAAAAAAGCGGATCCGAAGATCCGCCTTCCTATGTAAGATAAACTTACTTCTTGTCAGCAGGCTTCTTAGCAGCCTTCTTCTTAATTACCTTTGCATTCTTTAGTGCTGCTTCAATGTCTGACTCAGCAGGCATACGTCCAAACGCCTTGTCATTAGGGTTAACTGCTCTCAATACCACTGGTACAAGTGCACCAACTAGTGAATATACAAGAGTTTCTGGATCAGTAACTCCAGCTGCGTACATTGCTGTTGCTGCACCAAGAACTGATCGTCCGTATGATGCCAACATTAGCTTCATTTTTTCATTCATTTTATTCCTCCTAGGATATAACTTTCATTAGTATGTAATAGCCAGCCCATAGGCCGATTATGCCTGCTACCCCCGCAAAAACGGGTGGTGCTGGAACTGGCAATTTGAATGCAGCAAATACAACACCACACCCAAAACCTGTTAGTACTGATAGTACTATGTCTCTCATTTTTCCTCCAGTATATATTCTTTATGATGCTTTTTGCAAAAGTCTACAAATCTTGTATCTGTCATTGCAAGAACCTTTGCTTCATCAATACATTCTTTTATCTCACAAACAGCATAGTCATACCTTATGCTTTCATCAAAACTCTTTAGCTTTGGAATAATCATTCTTTCATTCCAAAATCTTTGCTTGGATTTTCTGGATGATCTATTGGTGTAGGTGCTGTACACATAGTGCCACAGTCATGGCATTGTATATCTAAATGATACATTCCAACCATATATGTTTCAGGTTCAAATGATATTAGCGCCCTAAACAAAGTACCACCACAACTAGGGCATTCACAAGTCGGTATACCTCTAGCGTCTATCATCGACTTCCTCTGGTAATAATTTCTTTAAATCTTTATATGCACTAGATATTTTTTTCATTGAATGATAATGTGGATAAGCATCTCCAACAACACCATACTCATCAAAGTACATAATTTCTGGCTCAATATCTCTAATAAAATTTTCTAGTTGTTTCTGAACATCTTCAATATACTCAAATGCCCAATCTCGTGAGTCAGAAAGAAACTTAATAAAGTTTTCTTTATGTATGTCTTGATCTTCTTTACTTACTGGAGATTGTATACTTGCTTCAAAGGCTTCTTGTATTGTAGAGTTAAGGACAACCAGTTGTGCAAAGGCCTTGGTAATAGACTCAAGCCTTTTTAGTACAGAAACATATGCCAAAGCAAATGATACTGAAAACAAACTAAGCACGATAACTGCTATTCTCATTCTATTCCTTTTCTCTCAATACTATTGTATCACTACTGACACCATATATTTTTTTGAAGTCTAATCCTGCTAGTCTTTCATATTCTTCTAGTTTTCTAGCTGAGCCTACGCCATAAATACCGACTTCTAAACCACATAAAATTCTTTTTTGTTTTTCCGCAGATTGCTTTTCTAAGTCTTTCCATGATACTGCTATAACATTTTTAGCATCCCACACCTTACTATAGTCTGGCCTAAGATAAAAATGATACAGGATAACCTTTGATGGTGAGTATATATCCCATCCTCTGGTCCATGCCCTTACTGCAAAACATAACTCTTCACCAAAAAAACTAATCTCTGGGTCATAGGGAATTTCATTAACTATATTGCCAGTAGTAAAAACAAAACCAGCAAGAATAGTCGTTGACTGTTCAGGATATTTTCTTGTACGATCAGCAAACTCTACTCTTTGAGCTGTCCAGTTATTTCTTCTGGTAAACAAAGGTTTTTGTTTAGTGGCATACGCAGGTTTTTTCCTGTCATTTTTAATAAAAAATACAGACTTGTCAGGCTCAATAGTAAATGGAGGAGGGAAGTAAGAAAGAATAATTTTATCATTATTAGCGATAGATTTTGCTTTATTGTGTTCATCTATAGAGATGATATCCCAGTCCTTTTCAAACAGTGTATGTGAGTCTATTTGCAAAAAGTATTCTTGATTGTTATATGCTTTCATTGCAATTGATCTTGCATACCCAGCTCCCCTTGCCTCTTTTGGGTGCATAGTTATTAAACTTAAATTTGGAATCCAAGATAAATCTGGAATATCATTTTCAAAATCCTGAACAACTATTGAAAAATATAACTGATCTGGGTTTGCAGCATTATTTATTGCAGATTTAACAGTCCTGGTTAATTCAGGATCACGATAACTTGCTATTGATATAAATATGCTCATTGTTTACACATCACTTTATTGGTTCTCTTGTAACCAATACAATTGCGCCTTCCATTTCTAATGCTTTTTTTACTATTGCTACATACCTAACTGCTTCTAATTTTTCATCATGGCTCATATGCAAAAATGATCGCTCATTTAACTTAATGGTTATAAAGTTTTCATTGTCTATTAATGTTACACCAAAATTTTTAGGTGCAGTAATAGAATGAAAGGCTCTACGCATTCCATCTGTATACATTATTCTTCTTTTCTCCAATGCAAAAATGATTTAATATAAACAAAACCATATGCTATAGCTGCAAATATAAAACCGTATTGCTTAGTTGTAATTGCATATACTATCCATAGACACTCATTAAGCAATAGAACAAGCCATCCCCATATTGTCTTGCGACCAACAAAGAATATTCCAGTTACTCCAATGGCAGCTAATACATATGACCACATATTATTCCCCCATTGTTAATGATTGCCAAGTTAAAGACCATTGTTCTTTTGATCTATGACTATTAAATTCTCTTGATATTTCTCCACCTTCTAGGTAGATACCGCCCCAAACTCCCCACTCTTTACCAGATACACCGACAGCAAAACAACGCTTTGCTACTGGACATGTTCTACAAATAGAGTCAACAAACTCTCTGCTATCCATCTTTTCTTCATAATCATCAAAGAACATGTTTGTATCAGAGCCCAAACACTGGGCATTATCTTTCCATAGGTGTTGCTTCATGCTAACCCCTATATCTGTTTGGAATGTCCCATCCGTTACGAGTGACCTTATAAACTCTTTGCATGTACCAAAGACCCTTTACTCTCACACCGTTAACGGCAGTACGTGCAGAATCAGATCTCTTAAGATCTACTACATCCCAGCCCACCCAAGAAAGGTTGCTGTTTGCTTTTACAATCTTTTCCATTTTTTCTAAATTAGTTATAACCATAATTCCCCCTAGTATCTAAAAATTCCGACTTCGACATTTTCGAGTTCAGCTTTACCAACAAGTTTTGATGTTGATTCTTTTGGGTTACATAAAAATGCAAAGTAATTTACATGTGCCATATTTTCTTCAACCCAGTGAGTAGGAACTTTATAAAACTTAATTTTCCTACCTCTAGCTTTCATACCACGCTCTGAAAGATTTGAGAACTCTGAAACCATTGAGTTTATTCTTGTAGGACCTACTGAATAAATTTCAAAATTTGTATCTTCATCTTTCATGCCTGATAGAGCAACACCCATAGCACGAATAAAGACGTTGTAGTCATCAAAGCTATTCGTTCCCTGTACCACTACTATCATTTATATTTCCTTTTCTTAAATTATCTAATATAAAAAGCATCTTATCTATATCCTGTTTAGACATATTTGATATCTCAACAGGTTGTGCTGTAACATCAACAATGTCTCCATTATTAGTTTCAGAAAAATAAAACACATTATCTTTTACCCAGTATGCTTTGTTATCTATTACAATAATTTTGATCATGGTGTCAGCAGCATGTCTTGCTGACTGAGACTCAATCTCTTTCTTATTATTTGTTTTTTTAGGAACTATGCTTCTTATTGTTTGATGAATATCGCTTTGACTATATCGTACATTCATTAAAATTTTTGAAACTTTATACCTATTAAATTCAATTATAGACCAAACAATGGCTAATGTCAAGCCAATAACAAAGACATACTCCATGTTATTTATTATTCAGATTTTGTTTTAGTTATTTTGGTAGCTGGAATAGGTTCAGTTTGTGTCATAATAAGCTTATTTAGCTTAATTTGTGACTGCAACAACTGTAACTCTAAGTCCGCTGCCTTTTGTCTATAAAAGCTAAGCAACTGATTAACTTCTTCAATTTTCATATCCTCCACTGCATTACCCCTTTCTGAAACTAAATGGGCTACCTGCCCAAGTTTTATTTGCCTTTTCTCTTTCTACAATTGCACGACTCCATGAGAACCCTGCATCTCCGCCCCAAGCTTCCCACATTATTCTTCCATTAGATGGAAACTCTGGTCCATCATAAAATCCTTTTCCTTTTTTATCCACTTCATGACGTGAAAAGAAAGAATACATTCTCTTAACTGTATCAAGAGACATTGATGAACCATTAACAATATCTGTTGCTCTACCCCAACCTACAGGCGTTCCAGCACCAGTTGCCTTACCTTCTTCTTTCCACTTCAAAGCACGTCTTGCAGCAGCTTTCATGCCAGAATTAGGTGAGTATGTATCTGCCATTACTTAATGAAATCCTTTGGATCTAGCAGACTTCCATTCCAAATTGTTTTTTCTGTAGAATGTTCCATCTTATATGTTCCACCACGACGCTTATATTCCTGAACAACCCAGCCGTTAGCCACAGCAGAAGGATACACATCAAACTTATCTTTAGCTGCTTGAACAACTCTAGCATATAGTTGTGGATTTGAAGGTGTTGAACCACCTCTGCGTGGCTCTATCATGTCCTCATAATTAGGCTTGGCCTTATCCATTTCATCATCTTCATATGGAGCATTAGCCATTTCTCTTTTACCAATTGATGAATCATACATTGCCATCATTACCTCTGAGTCCATCTCTTCTTCTTCTGTTTTTAATGGTGGAATTTTTACCATTAATCCCATACTGCAAGCACTATAAAGTCTTGTTGCTTCCCATGTTCCATCTTCTTCTTGTTCAAATAATTGAATCAATACCGCTGGATTTTCTGGTGTTGCTTCTAGAGCATACTCTGTTCCAGTATTTCCAAGCATTCCCTCATACATAATATGAACAACTTGACCAATGTGGAAGTCACCTTCGCCACCATGCTCAGTCATAGCAAAGTCACCTTCTACCAAAGAGGTAGCAGCCTTTCCTATATTGCCTTCACTTCTGTTAATTGCATAAATTTGAGCAGCAGCCTCTGCTGATGTTGCATGG